CTTGTCAATTCCAGCCATGGCAACTTCTGCCAAAGATGCTTGAATAAAATTCAACTTATCTTCACTGAAGTCAACTCCAAATGATTCTGAAATGTTTTTCTGAATGGGGAGTTGAACAGTTCCAGTTAGAGGTCCAACACGATCTTCTGCTTTACCACCAATCAAAGAGTTTCCAGCCCCACGAGCAGAATACTTATGTCCAGTGATTTGGATATAATCAACACCAAACTGACTCATGTCGTTCAGTGGATATCTCATGGTCCCAGCGGAACTTCCAGTTCTGAGAGATCTACCTTTAGGTACTGCAACTCCCTCAATGTCAGGATTTGAGTCTTGAGAACCAATGGTTAGTTGGTCATTAGGAAATGCAAAGGTTCCATATTGTGTTGGAGTTCCATTTGCGAGGAATCCTGGAGTTTGACCAAAAGGATTCTGTCCAGTGACTGTCCCATCATTGTTTACAACTTGACCAGTTGTGGGATTTTGTAATCCAGGAACTCCATTATTAAAGAATTGAGTTCTATTGTTATCCGCAAGTGTCAATCCACCATAATTATCAACATTATTCAGGACTAAGGCTCTATCTTCATTGAAAAGAGGTCTTCCATTGTTGAAGAACTCTTTTTCAAATTGAGTTGTGGTGAGTTGTTCTGAGTATCTGGCTCTATTGTTATAGAGTCTTACAAATTTATTTGTATCAACTAATTCCCAATCACTGTTAAAGGACTTGGCAAGAAGATCTCCTTCACCAGAAGTTGATGATTGTCTGAGTTGTATTTCAGCAGTCTCTGTGTTGGTATATTCGTCAACCTTGAGACCGTTCCATATTCTTGATGATTGGATCCTTGCCATTTATAAGAACTGGTCTTTTAGTTATTTAGAACGAATTTCTGATATGGAATGGATCTTGCTTCTTCTAATTCATTGGGATAAATGAGATAAAGAAAACTTTGGAGTTCTTCCCAAGTGTAATTTCTGAACTCTCCCCAGTGGTAATTTAATCCTCTAAATCCCCAGGGATAAACACCTACACATGCAATGAGAGGAAACTGATCATAAAGAATTTCAGGTGTGTCTGCTTTATAGATGAAAGTGTAATATCGTCCAACAGAGGGAGCAACTTCTGTATCAGTAAGAACTCCCATCAGAGCCAACATCATGTCATCAGGATCACTCATGTTGGCAATGTCATTGGCAGCTCCACCAGCAAGTCTGTCGTTATCGCTTTTTAGGTAGTCTTCTTGTTTTAGAGTTTCGACGTTTGCCATAAGGTTTGATTCCTAAGTCGTCTTCTGTTAGAATCTTGAATTCAACCCCATTATCTTTACAGAACTCTGCCGCATATTTCCATTTGGCTTCATTCTTTGCCCAAGTCTTCACTTCATTGATGTAAGTCTTGGTAGTTTTACCACTGGCAGGTTTTGTGGGAGGAGCACACTGCCTCTTGGGTTTGATTTCAATGAGATACTTTTTGATTTCACCATTGGGTCTTTTCATCTCAACGAGAGCGTCAGGATAATAACGATGAACTCTCCCATCAACTGGATTCACATAAGGAATTGAGAATTCTTCAGCCGCATACTTTAGAACACTATCATTACGATCACACCACTGGAAGAAGTGTAATTCCCAAGAACTTCTATAAATGATGTTGTCAGCATCACCTTGATACTTCTCAGGATGTTGTGGATGAAACCTTCCCTGGTGCCACTTTGCATCCTTCGGCATGACCCACTAAATAACAATATAAGTATCAGTATTTATAGATGGCTACGACCAATTCTAGCGGTCCCAGTTCAAGAAGAGTAGGAACTTTTGAGTTTATCTACAGAGTTCTGAATGTCGCTCAGACTTCGGTATTTCTTGTTAAGCTTCAACCTCCAGGTCCTGTTGCAAGTTATCTCTCAAGTAGGGGTATTTCTTATGGCGCAAAGGGAGAATCAATTGAACTTGCCTGTCATCAAACATCTCTTCCAGGTCACGCTCTTCAAACACACGAAGTTAGAAATGATTATCGTGGTGTGACTGAAAGGATGCCATACAGAAAGCAATATCAAGATTTGTCTTTCTCATTCTATGTTGATAATGAGTATGGTGTTATTGAAATGTTTGAGGGATGGATTGATTATATTGCTGGAATGAATCAACAGGGTGACCTGAATGATTATGTGAATCCATATGCCCAATACAGAATGAATTATCCAACAGATTATCGTTCTGATAGTGTATATGTCACCAAGTTTGAGAAGAACGCTGGTCACATTGGACGACTCGCCAGTCTTGGAGATACTGTCCCATATCAGATACAATATAATTTTGTAGGGGCTTATCCAATCAGTATCAACTCAACACCTGTTCAGTATGGTACACCTGATGTTCTGAAGTACACAGTTAATATGACTTATCTTCGTTATGTCATTGATCGTAGAACAGCTCAACAATTCTGATACCCCACTAAATAATCTCACCTGAATCTTTATAATGCCTTTACCAAAGATTGCAACTCCTTACTATGAGTTGACATTGCCTTCAACAAAGAAGTCAATCAAATATCGTCCCTTCCTTGTGAAGGAAGAAAAACTGTTGGTTCTTGCTCTGGAAAGTGAAGACACCAAGCAAATCACAACAGCAATCAAACAGGTTCTGAAGGCTTGTATTCAGACCAGAGGTGTTAAGGTGGAAAGTCTTCCAACCTTTGACATTGAATTCTTGTTCCTCAACATTCGTGCCAAGTCAGTTGGTGAAGTTGTTGAGATTACTCTCACTGCACCTGATGATGGTATAACTCCTGTTGAAGTTGAGATTGACATTGAGGACATCAAGGTCCAGGAACCAGAAGGTCACACCAAGCGTATCCAGTTGGATGACACTCTGATGATGGATATGAAGTATCCTTCTTTGGAACAATTCATCAAGAACAACTTTGATTTTGATGGTAATGCCTCTCTGGATCAATCATTTGAGTTGATTGCAACTTGTATTGATAAGATCTACAGTGAAGATGAGGTTTGGGCATCTGAGGATTGCACCAAGAAAGAGATGGTTGAGTTTCTGGAACAGATGAGTTCTACTCAATTCAAACAGATTGAGAAGTTCTTTGAGACAATGCCAAAACTCCAACACACTGTTGAAGTCTATAATCCCAAAACCAAAGTCAAGAGTTCTGTCGTGTTGGAGGGGTTGAACTCTTTTTTCGGGTAGGCATGATCCATATGGATCTTGAGAGTTACTTCAAACTCAATTTTGCCTTGATGCAGTACCATAAATATTCTTTGACTGAAGTTGAAAATATGATGCCCTGGGAAAGGGACATCTATGTAGCATTGTTACAGCAACACATCGAAGAAGAAAACGAGAAGATGCGTCAACAGAATGGCTAACGCTTCCTTGGATCCTATTGACATTCTCCTAGAATTGGGGTTTGACCTGGATGACATCTCTGATGATGAGAGTTATCTCAGTGCAATGAAGGAAGCCATTGCCACAATTGAATTCAAAACTCAAGGAAAGGGTGATGATAGATCAAGAGCCCTGAGAGAAGAAGTAATAAAAGTAACAAGGCAGAGAAGATCAAAAAGAACAGTAGATGTTAATAAGGTTTTCAAAACAAAACCAAAGGCATCTACTGCTGCTGGTCCAAAACTTTTGGCAGCAAGTAAGGATTATAAGGAACAAAAAGAAGAAGATGAGAAACAAGAGAAGGCAGTCACTGCTATCATTCCAGCTGGACTGAAGAGAGTTTCAGATGGAATCAATGACATTACAAAGGTCTTGGTTAGAGATCTGACTGCTGAGAAGAAACAAGCAGATGAAGAGAGAAAGGCAGCAGAGAATCTGGCTGCTGAAACAGAAGAGAAAGAATCTGAGAAGCAATCACAAGAAAGTGCTGGTAACTTCCTGAAAGGTCTCAAACCACCTGAGATTCCTTTCTTTGATAGAATCAAACAGTTCTTTGGGAATGTTCTTGCTGGTGGTTTGTTGAGTTGGTTGGCAAAGGATGAGAATAAAGATAAGGTTCAGGGATTTGCAGATTTCATCAGAGATCATGGGGGTAAGATTCTCACAGGAATTCTGGCTCTGGTGGCTCTTGATGTTGGAATGAAACTTCTTGGTTTCTTAAAACTCTTCACTCCTCTGGTGAAGGGTATGTTATTGCTCTTCAAAAATCCAGTGTTCTTGACCCTTCTTGCTGCTCTGGGTGTTCGCTCAGCTTATTATTCTGATGTGGGTGGAGTGAGATCTACTGCTGAGGGTGCTATGGTGGAAGGCATCAGAGAAGGATATAAAAGAGACTATGGTGAAGGTAATGCTGGGTTAGGTCAGTTTACCACACAGATGCGTCAGCAATATGGATCTATCGCTGGTAAGGAAGAATATGAAAAGATGACAGATGAGGAAAAGACTACTGCTCAATTCCTCAAATTGTATGATGATGAATTGAGAAACAGACAAAAAATTAATGATGAACTCTTTAGATTAAATTCAATGAAGGATGACCTAAGAGTTCGTCCTAAGATTGAACAGAAAACCAAAGAACTTGCTGCTTCTGATGCAAAATTGAGATCAATGGAATCTCAAATCCAATTTGGAGATAAGTCTTTCACTGAGGCATTTGAAGACTTTCAATCTGGTGGTGTTGCTGCTCTCCCACAAACTTCTTTGAGTCAAAGACTTTATCCCAGTCAGGCAGAGATGCCAAACACAGGAACCAGTGGTTATTTGTTTGGTGATGATTATAAAACAAAACAAGAACTCAGCAAGATGAATCTGAGTAACCAAGAATTGGATGAAGAAGGTTACTCGATGAAGGGTGCTTCTTTCTCTTATGATGAAACCTTGGAGATGTCAGAGGAGTCCAAACAAATTATTCATGGTGCTCCTGAAGCTCCACCCTCAACAAAACCAGATGATCTCACTCCAGAATTCAAAGCTTTGGAGATTCATCCTGAGAGTAAGAGAATTCAACAGGAATTGTTCAGCACTCCTCCACAACCAATGCAGGTTTCTGTGTTGCCAGTTTCTGTTCCAGCTAAGAAACCACAAGTGGCTTCATCATCTGCTGGTCAGAAGACTGCTCCCACTTTTGGTTCAGTGGATCCAAACAACACCAGTGTTCCCATGATTGCTGGTGTTTATAACTCTCCAGTAGCGGTGTAAGATCATGGCATTAGGACTTATCTCTGCGGCAAAAGGGTTGTTTGGTGGAGGAGAACCACCAAAACAGATGAGTGGATCTGACATGGCACAGAGAATGTTGCCTGGATCCTCAAATGATGAACAAGAGAAGGAGAAGATTCAGAGTAAGAAATCTGCTCTTGTGAGACAACCTCTCATCCCAGCATCCTACACACCCCCACCAAAATCACAAGCAACTGAAGTTGAGAAATCAGGAGTTTCTCCCGTTGATGGTGCATTTGGATCCATTAGAAAATCAATGGCTGGATTGAGAGATGTTGCCAAGAAACAATTCCAGTTCAAGAAGAAAGATAACGCTGATAAGAGAAAGAGAAGAGAGAACATCTTCAGAAAATTGGGTGAGAAAGCATCTGAACTTGGTGGATTGGGATTGAGATTTATCAAGAGAAGTAAAGCCTTCCAAAGAGTCAAGAATTATTTCCAAAACATTTTGTTAGGAGGCATTCTCTTATGGTTTGCCAAGAACTTTAAGGATGTAAAAGCTTGGTTTGAAGAAACTAGAGAGAAACTTGAACCCATCTTTGAGAACCTGAAGAAATGGGTGTTTGATCCTATTTTTGGTATGGTGAAATGGATTGCTGTTGAAGGGTACAAACTCACCCAACAGATTATGCAATATCCCCTAGTTCAAGATTCCATTGAAGGAATCAAAACAGAACTGGGAAAACTAGATGAATACATGGGTCCAATTAAAGATGCAACTCAGAAGATCACAGATGCTGTAGGTGGAGCAGTATCAGGTGCTGCTGAGGCGGTTGGTATTGATATGCCAGGTGGATATTCTGGTGGAGGAAGATCTGGAGACCTTGAGAAATTGATTTCAAGTGCTGAGGGTGGTTTGAACTCAGTGAATAGAGGAACTGCGGGAGACACTCCTGGAGGAGCTAAGTCCATTCTGGGTAAAAACCTCACTGAGATGACAGTGGATGAGGTGTATGCGGCACAGAGATCTGAAAAGGTTTTTGCTGTTGGTAAGCATCAAATCATTCCCATAACAATGCCTGGGTTCATCAAGTATTTGAAGAGTAAGGGAGTTGACACCAAAACAGCGAAATTTGATGAAAGAACTCAAAACATGTTCATGGATTATGTGGTTAATGTGAAGAGACCAGAAGTTGGAAGATATCTCAGAGGGGAAACTGATGATCCAACTGAAGCTGGTCAGGCTCTTGCAAGAGAATATGCCTCCATTGGCCTTCAATATGGTGAAGCAGGAAGAGGAAGAGGGTCTTCAAGATATGCAGGAACTGGTGGCAACAGAGCTTCCATTTCTCCAGAAGAAGTAATTAGAGCATTGAGAGCAGAAAGAGAAGCACGTCTAAATCCAAGACCTCCTTCAGAAGTTCCATCCTCCACAAAAAGGATGAGTGGTGGGATTGTTGAACACCTTCATGGTGATCCAGGTAGATCAGGATATGATTATGGTGGTCATGGAAGAGAATCAAATGCTCATGATCACTTCGCTTTTGCTTCCAAAGACTTGAGACTTGCGGTTCAAAGAGATTTGGCATCAGGTAAAGGACCATCAGGAAGAAAGTGGCAGATTGGTTCAACCACTGGTGGCAAACACGCACCAAACAGCTATCATTATGTTGGACAAGCTTTTGATGTTCCTTGGAGTCAGTTTGGTTCTGGTGCAATTGGTAAAAGTGATTATGAACAATCAAGACAACTCAAAGCTGATGTTGATGCTTTGGTAAGAAAGTACACTCAACAAAAGCCAGCACCAAAGAAACCACCCTCTGAGGTCTCATCTTCTGTGAGTGCCACTCCTTCTTATCAGAAGGTTGCTGTTGCAGCTCCAGTTGAACAACCACCATCAACTCCTATTGTGATTGGTGGAGGTGGGCAACAAATGGTTGCTTCTGGTCCTTCCAGAAGAGACCTAACTAATAGATCATCACAAGTGAGATTCAATTCCAGACTCTGGTCAGCATAACATGGCAAATCAAAATCCATCCACAGGCGCTGGTAATATTACCAAATTTGAGATTACTTCCAATAAAGGTGGTAAGTCTATTGATATCTCTGGTGGCGTCCAAGAATACAGATACTATGAGAGTGTGATGTCTAACCACATCACAGCAACAGCAACTTACCTTGAGACAGGTAATGACCAAGATGGTGCGTCAAAGGGTGTTTTAGATGATCTCCCCATTCGTGGTGGTGAGAAGACACAGATTCAGGTCAATGATGCTTCACAGGAACAGAATAGAATTGAACTTCCTAATGGTCTTTATGTGAATAGGATTCGTAATGCAATTCCTGGAACACAACAGGAAATGTACTACATTGACTTTGCCTCTAAAGAATATTTCCTGAATGAGCAATCAAGAGTTCTCAAAAGATATGAGGGAAAGATCTCTGATAATGTGGACACTATTCTCAGAGATGTTCTGAAAACTACAGGACAGGTTGATATTGATGAGACATCTATTGAATATAACTTCTATGGAAACAACAGAAAACCATTTTACATTGTAACTTGGTTGGCATCCAAATCTGTTCCTAAGAAAGGACAGGGTAAGATTGGTGGATTCTTATTCTTCCAAACTCGTGATGGATTGTTCTTCAAGTCCATTGATGAGTTGTTTGGTCAAGAGTCAACCAAGAAATTCATCTATAATAACACAGGTGAAACTCCTGCTGAATATGATGCCAACATTGTTTCCTATTCGATTGGGAGTGACATTGAACTGGATCAACAATTGATCATGGGTGCTTATAACAACAGATCAATCTTCTTTGATGTTTTCAACTTTGATTACAAGGAAATCAAGTTTGATATTGAAGAACAGGAAGGTGAAGCAGAAACTGCTGGAAAAGACTACATCAATGTGAATAAAGAATTCATCAACAACCCATCAAGAGTGTTCAATCATCTGATGGATTATGGAGTCAATCCTCGTGGATCAGGTGATGAGCAATTGAGCAATTATAAACAAGGAACAGATCCAATTCCAAACTTTGATGCTCAACAGACAATGGTTCAAACCATCATGAGATATAATCAAATGTTCACAGTTCAAACAAATATTGTTATCCCTGGTGACTTCAGTATCAAAGCAGGTGACATTGTTGAATGTGACTTCCCAGATGTTGAATCCAAGAAAGAAAGAGACAAGAACAAACAAACTGGTGGTAAATATATGGTAGCTCATGTGTGTCATAGGGTGACTCCAGAAGAAACATTCACAAGTCTTGGTCTGGTGAGAGACTCCTTTGGTAAGAAGGGAGGATTCTGATGCAAGAAAGTTCAGATCTTAAGCAACATTTTGTTGGTAGAGATGGTTACATCTGGTGGGTAGGTCAGATTGCTTCTGAGAAATCTTGGAAGGAGAACATCCCAGGAAAACCAGAAGACAGTAATTCTTCTATCAAAGGATTCTCTGAGAGATACAGAGTTAGAATTATTGGTCAACACCCTCAAGATCTGGAGGGAATGGAAGAGGATGATCTTCCTTGGGCATATGTTGAATATCCAGTAACTGCTGGTGGCGGAGGAAGATCTTCTTTCCAATCAGCAAACATCACACAAGGAACCTTTGTTAGAGGTTACTACTGGGACGGTCAAGATGGTCAGGTTCCTGTAATTGCTTCCTGTATCGGTTTTAACCAGTGGCAAGCCATTGCAAAGAAACTTCCTGAAGATAAGAGATTTGTTGCATTCAGTGGTTATCTTGAGGATGAAGCAGAAAAGATTGCATCTTATACTGTAAAGTCCAGTCCTGGTGGATTGACTTCATTCCCAGAAGCATGGAGATATGCAACCACCAACCAATTCTTTGTAGAGGATACTCTTGGTAGTAATGCTCTCAAGAACATGGCTGGATGGGAAGAGAGACTTCAAGGTAAGAAGTCAGAACCCATTGCAAAGACTGAAGAATGTGAACCAATGCCATCTTCTGCATTTGCAGAGAACATGAAAAACAGCATTCAGAGAATCCAAGAACTGGAGAAATCTCTCTATGATTATCGATATGCTCTGACTGGTGCAACTTCTGATATTGTTGGATTGATTTCTCTTGAGAAGTCAGAGATGTGTGTTCTTTTGGCCGCACTGATGAAGGATATGATTCTTCAGGTTGAGTCATCCACACTCAGAGAACTCAATAATAAGTTGAAGAAGTTGTATGACTTGAAACATCCCAATGAAAGACCAGAACTCAAGAAACAAGTTGAGAAGGTCAATGATGAAGTTTCTTGTCTCTTCAAGAACATCATTGATGCTCTATTTGATATCATTTGTCAGTTTGTTAATGACTCACCAAACAATGTTGTCAATGTAACTGATTGTTTTATTGATAATGCTCTGGGACAGATATTGGGACAGGCGGTTGGAGAAGCTCAGGCAGGAATCAACCTGGGAGGAATCAATGCTGGTTTTGAGCAGGGAGTTGAAGTTGGAAGCATTGTCATCAATGCTCTTGCTAATGTCAATTCATTCCTCAATTGTGAACAGAAGGATGAGTGCTCTCAACTAAACACATGGAGTATTTGGGATGGTGCTGCTGGACAAGGACTTGGAAGTGCTTCTAACATTCTCAATGTTGCCACTTCAGTTGCTCAGGGTGGAAACTTTGGTGATTTAAACTTTGGGTGGGATCCTGAAGTCATTTACAATCAAGATGGTTGTAACACAGGACCAAGACCTTGTGGTCCTCCACAGGCAAGATGGATTTCTGCCACTGGTTCAGGAGCACAAGGTAATTTGATTATTTCATCAGGTGGTGCTATTATTGGATATGATCCAATTGAAGTTGGATCTGGATACGTCGCAGGTGAAACTTATGGTTATGCTTATGATGATTGTGGAAATGGCGATAATGGTGTATTTTATCCTATTGTTGAGGATGGCGGTATCACTGATATTGTAGTTACCCAGCCAGGAACAGATTATCTTCCTGGACCCAATGGGTGTACAGGTGGAGATGGAAGAGAATGGTCCTGTGAAAATGACACAGACATCACTTATCCAGATGGTTCATTCCCAGTACCCATTCCTCCAGGCAATGTTATTGAGGTTAAACCTGGTGACATTGTAAATACTCCATGTTGTAGTGAAGTTGTTACTGAACCCATTGATAATGATCCAACCACAGGTGGTGAAACCATCAGTGGATGCAGCAATCATGTGGTTCAGAGACCAGGAAGATTCACAACTCCACCAACTGGTTGTCCTGGAAGAACACAAGGAACTTATCCATCATCTTCTGATGGTTCTTATCCTGTCATTCTTTATCTCTGTGAGATTATCATTCAGGATTCTGGAATTGCTTACAGACCAGGAGATGAAGTTGTGATTGAACCACCTCTTGGATCTGCCGCTGTTCTTGAAGTTGATCAACAAGGAAGAATTAGTGCTGTGAAAGTCACAGAGGGTGGTGAAGGATTCCAAGAAATGCCTAAGATTTATGTAAGATCTGACACTGGATTTAATGCTGAACTTCTTCCTAAGTTCTGTGTGTACAGAGTTGGTGAGGATGAGTTCCAGAATCCAGAACTTCAGGATAAAATTGTTACAGTTATTGATTGTGTAGGTAAGTTCTAATGTCAGAGTCAGCAGAAAAGAATTATCACCAGGTTAGATATGGAACCAAGGATGGTGAGATTAAGTTTGGACATCTTCATGATGATAATGTTCAATCTTCTGTGATGCTTCGTGATGGTGCCACTTGGAACCATTACATTACATTGGATCAGACTGGTAAAGGACACAGGAAGTTTGGAACAATATCTGTGTCACCTGGATCATTCCAGGTTGAGGCAGGTGATGGATTTGGTGAGGAGGAAAAGAAAGCAGGTGCTCCAGCAATCTTTTTTGATGCAAAGAAAGGTGACTTTATTATTCGTTGCCCCAAGGGAACTCTAAAGATTGAAGCAAAGAACATTCAATTGAAAGCACATGGTGAAGATAATAAGAATGGATCTATTACAATAGATGCT